CATTAAAAGGCGTAGCATTCAATCCGGTCCCGGGACTGCTGCTAGAAAAACCAGCTACACCTAAGACATTAGAAACTGATAGTGCTATAGAAAAACAACTCCGACAGATCATGACCACACAAGGTGCTGCCATGCGAACACTGTTCAATCCTGCTGAATTACGTGCCGCTAAAATCACTGACCTGGCCAAGTTGTGTGTGGACTACATCAACCGACGTATCAATCCTGAATACCCTGCTTACACCGGAGACTTTTCAGATCTAGTGCCAGGCTTTATGGACTACTTGAAATCCACACAAACTCCGCAGAAGTTCCGCAACATCACAGAATATCTACGTAGCCCTACTTCCAACGAAGGCGCACTGGCCGCTGCCTTTGTGCTGTTTGAATTGTTACACGATTTGAAACTGGACTTGCTGGGCAAACTGGATGCACAAGTTCCGGGCAACGAAGGATGGGTGTTTGCCACCCCTGCAGGCTATGGTAAAGCAGTAAATCGCTTTGATTTCACCGCCAGAAACCGCCAGAGAAACAACCCTACAACCACCTAAGATTTTGCCAATTTCATAAATAAGAGTAGGGCGAGAGCCTACTTATTAGGAGATTTTAAAATGGCAGTATTTACAAAAACAAACGGTACCACCCAACCAGTATTCCACATGGACACTGGCAATGCGCAAATTGTTGGAACATCCAACATTGCGGCAATGGGTTCAGTGAACTTTCAAGGACCAAAACTAGACTTTTTCTCAGTGGTGGCTAACGCCTCATTGGTCACAAGCGGCAACGTTAACGGTTATATCAACAACATTTTGCAAGCGATTCAAACCAAAGCAACAGTTGCTATGTATCAAGTTAGCCCAGCAGCCCCAACTATCTTGAACTTGGCTATCTATCCAACTGATGCTTACACAGCCACAACGCTGTTGACCACTGCTAATACCAGTGCAACAGTTGCTTCTGGTGGTCAGAACATCCAGTTAAACAGTGCCGCAGGTAACGCCGCATTCACTACAGCCGCGTCCAACTTCGCGCCAGTCTAATTAATTTTAGATTGCGTGTGACCAACCCTGGATGTAAAAAATCCAGGGTTTTTTGTTGGCCGTAAATACAGCCATGACTACCAGGATCCGTGTGACCACTCAATTTGACTGCACAGCCACAGGGGTCACAGGACACTTTAGAACCAATGTGTTGCCATTTGATGATCGCGAAGGTCAGACCGTAACAGATCAAATGACCTGGACTAGATCAAGAAATCAACAACGCAATTGGGAAACCATACTACAGATCATTGGCCTGTATACACAAGCACAAGATATCACTCCTACAGAACACGTTGAAGGAAAATGGCAATTTGAATTCTCTACTGACTTTGATGATGTGTTCGGTGCTCACGGTGATCCACTGGGACTATTAAAAACAGCCTGTAGAGGTGTGCCTATGTTTTACGATCTAGATACTCAACCCAAAACTGATCAATTGGACCCAGACCAGAACATTGAATTTGCCATAGTGGACCATAAATAACACATTGGAGCACACATGATTGAAGCCACCGACATTGAAAAGAAAAGTCTAGAAGCGCACGTAGAATTGTGTGCCGAACGCTACAACGCCCTAGAAGACAAAATGACTGCAATGGGCGCAAATATTGCACATCTTTGCGAGATGGTCACGGAAGTCAAAGAACATGTAAGCCAACTGAATAATCAACGCAACAATCAACTGCTCAATTGGGCCGTGGGAACTATCGGAGTATTGGTAGCAAGTGTGGGCTATCTGCTCTCTAACTACGTGCTAAAATGAAACCCAGTCAAAAACTTGCGGCCCTAGCCGAGCAAGAATTACCTAAATTATTGAATCATGTGATTGTAGCAGACGGTGAAAAATACCGTGTGTTTGGCTCATATGTCATGCGTCAAACCACCCAGGGTTATTCACTAACCTATCAAGACACGCCAGTGGGCACATTTACCAGCACTAGAAGCGCAGTGGCCTGGTGCATAGCCGATAAAAACCGCCAATACCGCCTGGCCAACGAAATACAACATTTGGATTTTACCTTGCTTAGACTGCGTAACGACATTGAAGTACGTAGCAGTCAAGCCCAAAAAAGTTATGGAATGTTTTGGGAAACAGTCAGTGCCAAAGCCGCACACAAGCGAGAGCAAAGCCAGCAGATAGAAAATGAATTAACAAAATGTATAAATTCGGCTAAATACTGGCAACTTCGAGGAAGCAACAATGAAACTGCAAGAACTGGCCGTAACACGCCCTACAAAACAAATCGCTAAAATATTCGAGAGTCACTTTGACCAACGTCTATCTTTTGACTCAATGAATCGTGGCCAGGTGCGCGGTATGCTACAACGTGTGCGTGGCTTGGTCAACGAGCATCGTGCAAGTCCTGCATTTCACTACAGCGAAAAGAATCCTGCTTATCTCAAACTCATGATGATGGAACAGGCCCTAACACAACAACTGCGAGAGTTTGGTGCCCCTGGTGCTACTCCAGGTGCAAACCCAGCCGCTACTGCCGCTTTGAATACTGTGCAACAACAGCAGAAAAAGAAAGAGATGCAGGATCAGATCAAGCAAAAGCAAAAAGAAATTGCTGATTTGCAAAAGGCCATGATGAATCCAACAATGGCAGCAGAAAATAACACAGGCAACTTCCTGCGTGAATCAGAAATTCAACAAGCACAAGTTGTGTTGGCTGCACAAGACATGGTTGACCGTGTGCAGAAGATGTTGGAAGACACAACAGAAATGCAATTTAAAGAATTGCCTGCCTTGGTTGATTCAATCAAGAACGAAGTTGGTATGGATCAAGCCGCACAGTTCAACGCAGATGCTGCCGCTGCCTTATCAGGACTAGTACAGAATCTACAGGCTAGCAAAGGTCAACTGGAAGCCGCACTGGGTGTGGTAACAGGTACGGGTGGTGGTGCTGTGGTTCCTGGTGCTGAAATGGGTGCAGACATGGGTGCTGAGTTAGGTGCTGACATGGGTGCTGAGTTAGGCGCAGAGGCTGGGCTTGATGCCGCCGCCGCTGATGCAGGCGCTGAACTTGAACCCGAACCTGAAGCCACTACACCGGCCGCCAGTCTAGGTCGCGGACGTAGATAATGCGTATTGACGAAGTTGGCAACGGCCGGTCAGATGACACAGCCGCTCGACTTTTAGGCTTGGCTGAATTCCTATTGGGTCGTGCCCGAGACACAGGTGGCCAAAAACAAATCAGCATGCAGACTTTTTTAAATCTGGCTCACAACATGCAGATTGACCTCACCCCAGAAACTCTCCAAAACATGGCCGGCCAGGCTCCACTTAGTGGAGTGTTCATGCCCATTGAACCCAATTCAGGCATGATCAAATTCAAAGGCAACGATTCCGGTCCTGTGCCCATGCCAGTGAATCAAGCACAAGACATTGTGGCCGCGGCAGCCAAACGAGCACTAAAATAAATCAAATATAGTCAACTAAAGATTGACCAAACACGTTAAATATAGTATACTTCACTGTAGGAGGCGCATATGAAAAAATTCATTGCATTAGTTTTGTTTACCCTAAGTGCCACAGCAATGGCACAACATTACCATCATGGCCACCGCCATGGCGGATGGGGATATAATGGTTGGATTGCTCCGGTGATAGTTAGTGGTGTGATTGGTTATGAAATTGCTCGGAACTACCCGCCTGTGGTTGTACAACAGCCAGTTATTGTACAATCTGCTCCTGTGCTACCTACCACAGTATACTATGGACAAAGTCAAACCTGTACTGCCTGGACTGAAATACAAACAGCAGACGGCAAGATATATAGAGAAAGAACCTGTACACAATGAAACTACGCAAATTAAGAGACAAATTATATCAAGCGATTTTCAAACATGATAGTGTTAGAGAAAAAAAGGTTTGGTTCAAGATTCTTCGTAAATCTACCAAACATAAACATACGGAAGATGTACAATAATTTTGTAATAGACTAAATAATAGAACACAACGAAAGTTCTATTATGTTAGAAAAAATTTGCAAAAATTGTAACAATACATTTAGTTTGCCCAGAGCCGGAAAAAAAGAACAAGCAAGACTCTTTTGTGGTCCTATTTGTTCAAGACGCTGGACCGCAAATAATCGTTCAGAAACATGGAAACAAAAAGCCAGCCTTGCTAAACAAGGAGAAAAAAATCCCATGTTCGGTGTAAGTCAAAATAACCCTAATAGCCTTGCTAACCTAACTAGAAGTGCTTGGACCGGAAAACATCAATCTGTAGAATCAAATGAAAAAAGATCAAATTCAATGAAAGGGAAATCTTCCTGGACTGAAGAATCAAAAAAGAAATATATTCAAACAGGTATTGAGCAAGGCAGATTTTGGAAACCAGATGATCCTGAGTATGTAGAATTTAAAAAATATCGTAGAAAAGTATACTATTGGACTTCTAAGAATAATTTAAATGTATTAGAAAACTCTGATAAAAGAGGTAGGGGTAGATATCATTTAGACCATAAGTATAGTATAGCAGAGGGTTTTAGGAATAGAGTCCCTCCTAAAATTATTGGTAGTATTGACAATTTAGAATTTTTGTTATATACTGATAATATCAAAAAAGGAACCTCGTGTTCCATAACATTGGAGAAGTTATATGGCCTACAGCCAAGCCGTAATTGATCACTATGAGAATCCCCGCAATGTGGGCAAATTTGATGCCAGTGATGCCGATGTTGGCACCGGCATGGTGGGCGCACCTGCTTGTGGTGATGTGATGAAACTACAAATAAAAGTTCAAGATGGGATCATTACGGATGCAAGATTCAAAACTTACGGATGCGGAAGTGCAATTGCGAGTTCTAGCCTCGTTACGGAATGGGTCAAAGGTCGAACACTTGAAGAAGCAGGATCCATTCGAAATAGCCAAATTGCTGAAGAACTTGCTCTCCCCCCAGTCAAAATCCATTGCTCAATCCTTGCCGAAGACGCCATCAAAGCCGCGGTAGCGGACTATCGCCGGCGACATTGAGATGAGATTTATAAACTATATTCTATCACCTGTGATGCATTTAGAGAATTTTTTTGATGTAAAACGAGACCAATTTAACAAATATATCATACATGATTTAGACAGCAAAGAATATTGGGTAAATCTTCATACCGCGTCAGAGCAAGAAATCGATCATCTCATACAAGAAAAAAACGCCAGCAAGATAGTTTTTTATGATATATTTCATGCTGAACTTCGCATGCAAGATTGGTGGCTACCGTTGGTTAAAAAAACATCTGAAAATATACCAGTAGAATGGATCACTGTAAACAAACTACCTATTGTAGATTTTCCTACTACCCATTATGATTTTTATTGGAACAGATGCAAATCTGTACATACTGATGGTCCATCGTGGGTGAGATATAAATCTCACGGATTTACCTGCAATCATCATGAATTGAATTGGAATCCTCGTACACATCAATATCTGGCCCCTGTCAGGGGGAACACGTTTTGGAGAGAAGATCTATTGATGTTTTTAAAAAATTATCAAGGATTTTCTAGCAATGCAAGATTATATCCTTGCAACCATCCTGATCTAGAGCAGGCTTATTTAGAAACAGATTTTCCTGAAGATCAAGTTGACCTTGATAAAATTAACAATCAATTTCCACCGGGCATATTATCTCCTAAACTTGGGGTATTATCAACGGTACCAGTGGCCAAACACTATTATGATAACAGTTATGTAAGTTGCCAAGTTGAAAGTCAACATCTCACCGGAGGTAGTATTGTGTTCAGTGAAAAGACCTATGATCATCTCATACAAGGTAGATTAGTCTTGAACTTTGGGCCGCAGTTTTATTATCAAACGCTCGAACAACAAGGATGGAAACTATGGGATGGCATAGATTTATCTTGGGATTCAATTGCCGACGATTCTGCTAGATGGGCAAAGTATTTTGAATGTTTAAAAAACCTATTTGATCTGAGCATGCCAGATCTACATGATATTTTTCTTTTGAATAAACCTAACCTAGAACATAATTGGCAACAACTTTATGATAGGCCCTATGATCTTGTTCACTGATGCGGCTCAAAACAAAATCCAAAAACTAGTCCGAGCCAAAGGTTACGCTGGCATCCGGCTTGGCGTCAAAACTACCGGTTGCTCTGGGCTGGCTTATGTGTTAGAATATGTAAAAGAATACACGTCAGAACAGTATGTTACTAACTATGCACAGCCAGAGTTTGTTGTGCTAGTGAATCAAAAAGACGACATTTATCTTAAGAACATGACAGTAGATTATGTGCGCCAAGGCCTTAACGAAGGTTTTGAATTTTCAAATCCCAATGAACGTGACCGCTGTGGGTGCGGAGAAAGTTTTAGAGTTTAAATGAAAGTAAAATTTTGTAGTCATGGTGTTGTAACGACAAAGATACGCGGCACAGTTTCTATTAACCCAGCATGGCTTTTTATGCAAAAGTGGTACGAACTGCATGGAAAAAATCCCAATTTAACATGGTTACTACCCGGAGCACTATTAACCGATGTTGACGAATCTTTACAAAGCATCCTCGATGATCGACCAGATGTACTAGGGCTGGGAGTTTATGTATGGAATGATGATATACAGCATTTGATTGCTAAAAAAGTCAAGGAACAATTGCCCAATACCCTAATTGTATTGGGTGGACCCAATTTATCGGTGCATAAAGATTTTGAAAATGGATCCAATTCAACTGACTACTTTACTAAACATCCTTATGTAGACTACGTGGTGTATGGAGATGGCGAAAAACCATTTCAACAGATAATAGATTATCATGGTGGATTTATCACCAACAAGGAAGACTTTGTTAACATCATTGAAAACTGCAAAGGCCAAGGAAAATGTTATCCATATGAAGTACTTTCTGATGAATTGTATCTAAGTCAAAGTCCGTATGCGAGTCAAGAACGGCACATGTTTGAAATACGTGATCTTTTTATTAGTCAAGGACACGACTTGTCTACTCAAACATGGTATACAGAATTTGCTCGTGGGTGCATGTACTCGTGCTCATTTTGTGACTGGTCACAAAATCTTACTAAAAAAGTAAAACGTCGTAAGCACGACTGGAAATTGGATATGGATTTGTTTTACAGACTCAATATTGCTGTGTCATCTTCAGATGCTAATTTTGGGCAATTTCCTGATGACCTCAAGATTTATGATTATGCCTGCACTCTTAAAGATCCAGATCGATATTTTTCTTTCCATCCTACTAATATGCCTAAACTCAAAAAAGATGTTTCTGAGCATTTAATGGTTCAAAATGCATTGGTATGGGGCATTAGACCCAAAATTAGTATTCAAGATCCAATGGAAGATGTACTTACAGCAATTGACAGGCCTTCGGTGTCTTGGGAAGCCCTATCAGTCATGATCCGAAATATAAAGGCCAAAATACCGCAAAAAATGTTTGATCATGTTATTATGGAAACTATTTTAGGTTTGCCTGAACAAACAATTGACAGTGTTATTGAGTCCTACTTGTTATACTACGAATTAGGCATTGTCAACGCCTCTTATAGCAATTGGGTCATATTACCAAACAGTCCAGCCGCTGATCTTAGTTATCAAAAGTTATGGGGACTCCAAGTCAAGAAGACTTTTGAACAAAATAGTTTTGATGAATTAGACATAGCGAATTTGGGAGATTTGTATCATCAACTGTCGCAAGGTAATTGCAAGGAAAAAACAAAGTTTTATAATGCATTGCCAATGTTACATGCACACAGAAAAATGCCTTTTTGTGACCTGTTGGCAGCCAGGATAATGATAACCAAATGGGATGACTATAATAGAAAATTCAACATAAGAGGAAAACTTTCCAAAGACCAGGTAAGAAAAATTTTTAAAAGACTTAAAAACGATGCTGTGAAAGAAGCCACAGATCAATACAATTACCATAAAAATCTCATTGACAAATACAATTTTGTAGTTTTAGGAAAATATAACCCTGACACAAAAAAATTGTCCAGACTATAATCCATGTACAATCCAAAATTTGATTATCAACCAATTCCCCGGGTCACAATAGAGGGCAAGCGTTACTACGCCACCCCTGACGGCAACAACTTGCCTAGTGTGACCACAATCCTGGACCGAACAAAACCTCCAGAAAAAGTTGAAGCACTAAACCAATGGCGTAGACGTGTGGGTGCAGAAAAAGCACAGCAGATTACAACCGAAGCCGCAAACCGTGGCACACGTATGCACACCTATCTCGAGCAGTATGTCAAAGAAGGTGCTATCAAAGAGCGTGGATCAAATCCCTTTAGTTGGCCCAGCCATGTGATGGCAGAAACTGTAATAAGAGATGGGCTTAAAAATGTAACTGAATTCTGGGGCATCGAAGTCCCTCTGTATTTCCCCAGCGTTTATGCTGGTACCACAGATGGCGCAGGCATACACCTAAACGAAGAATCTATCCTGGACTACAAGCAAACCAACAAGCCCAAAAAACGTGAGTGGATTGATGATTACTTTGTACAACTTTGTGCCTATGCAGAAGCACACAATGAACTACATGGTACACGAATACGCAAAGGTGTTATTTTGATGTGTGTAAAGCCGGACTTGGACGAACAACACAACATCGTTGGCAAACCTGTGTACCAGGAATTTGTACTGGAAGGCGCAGAATACGATCGTTACCGAGATCTATGGTGGCGAAAGGTTGAACAGTACTACATGCTAAATATGTAATATCCAAAGGACTATCACCGTGGCAATTGTACAAGTATCCCGAATCACAAACCGTAAAGGTCTAGCAGAAAATGTGCCGCAACTGGCCGGCGCAGAACTTGGCTGGGCAATCGATCAACG